CACCATCAGCGGCGAGTTTGAACTGAGCAGCAGATACGGCGGTGAACGCCGCACCGACAGCGGTCGCGGTTGCGCCGGTTGTTCGGATTGCCTGTTCGTTGCGCTTGATCGCGGCGGCTCCGGCCCTCGCCACGTCGCGGATCTTGCCGACAGCGGCACGGATGGATTTCGTCAACCCACCCATGCTCTTTTCTACTTGCTTGCTGCCGACCTTGACATCATCGACGCCTTTGTCGAATTCGGCGGTGTTTAGTTTCGCCTGACCAATTACCGCTCCAGCGTCAAAAGGCATCGTTTAACCTCGTTTCTATCCAGGTAGAGCGCGAAAACTTTGCTGTGTAACGGCCTTGTCGCCGTCGCGGAGTCTCGCAATGTTGGTTTCCATTCGACGTATCACGGTCATGTACGAATCCTGTGTGGCGTTTCCAGCCTTGGAGCATTCCATCGCCATCAGTTCGCGTTCCTTTTCCCGAATCTTCGCGGCCTTCGCGTACAGTCCTTGATCCCTGACGTCCAGCGCGGCGAATTCCACCGCACTGAACCATCCGGGGAACTCAGTCGCTATCAGTCCGTACTCTTCGACTCGGGGGAGGTAGGGTTCTTGACGCCCTGCTGTTGTCGCAACGTTTCCGCCTTGAAATACTCGTACGCCTCCAACAGAACGCGATGGTCAACGCCGGTGAAGTCGCTGAGCGGTGCACCTGTGATACGCGAGAATGCCCTGTGCATCGGGTAGGTCATCGGTGGCACCTTGGGAATAGGAAGTAGATCGACAGCGACCTCGCGCCCGTCCTTCCGCGCTGCTTCTATCGCGGCCTCGTTTATCGCCTTGTGCTCGTCGCGCTTCTGCTTCCCTGCATAATGAGCAATTGCGACGTCGCCCTGTCGCCCGTGTTCCTCTGGTCCGGCGTACAGCATCTCTTCGGTAATGTGCTCGATCTTGTACGCCTTGCCTTCGATCTCGAATTCGATAGGTTCGAAAGACGTCAGATTCTCGACTGTGAACTGCTTCATGGCAGGTTCCTCCGTTGGTCCGTTTGTGTTCATGGTCTAGGGTGCCCGTGGTCACCTGACACCCTCGGTTAAGATCAGGCTCCTGGATTGGCTCCGTAGTGATAGTATACGGATTTCGTGACCGCGCCGATTGTGATATCGGACGGCAACGCGACAACCTCAACGTCGATGAACTGGTCAGGCTGTCCAGCCTTGGAGTACTGCCACGTTCCGTTCAACATCGGAACGCCCGCCGGAACGTGCCATGTGTGCGCCAACACGGTATCAGGTACCTCGTCATCCAGCGGGGTGATTTCCCACGTACCGGCACGATCAGATCCGCGACCGCCTCCACCGACTTCACTGTACCCGGAGGCTTCAGACGCCGTGTCATTCAGGACCAGATACGGCGACATTTCCTCGACAGTCACGTCGGTGTCGTCAACTCCGGTGCTTTCGACCACGGCGTAATAGAACTTGAATTTGAGCGAGCACCCGTTGGATACGTCAAGCGTTTCCACGGTGCCCTTTCCGGTCCGTTCGTCGCCTGTGACGCGCTCGAACTCCTCCGGTATTGTAATCCACACGCCGTCCAGCGTGTAGATGCGTTTCTTTACCGCACCACCGGCGGGACCGGTCCAATACAGTGCGGCTTCGCCAGGCGCGAAAAACAGTGGTGTTGCCATCTGTCATTCCTCCAGGAGTGTAAGTGTGTAGTTCGTGGTGATTGCCGCACGCCCCGACTGGACGTCCTGGCCGATTGTATACGGCTGTTGATTCGCTAGAATCGAAGCCACATGGTACGCCGGGTCCGGAGACACCGCCGGGATGGTATCGCCAGACACGCCGTGAATCGCTGTGAATATAGATTGTGCAATCGCGTCCGCCGCCTCATAATCAGTTCCACGGACTACCACCTGCATACTGTAACGCGAAAAGTCGAGTCGGTATCCGTCAGGCACGCCGCCACGCGGAAGAAGAGCCACACACAGATCAGGTGCAACCGTCGGGAACTTCCCAATAATCAGGTTCTCGCCAACAGTGAGAGCAGGTACTAGGCCCGCGATGTATGACGCAACGGCGTATATCATGCGTCTATCACTTTCTTGTGTGTATCTGCCATGAGCTTCCCGTATTCAGCCGCGTTTTCCGACATCGGAGTTTCCAGATACTTGTTACCTGATCCTGGCTCCACGAAATCGGCAGGTATCTCGTGATGTCTTGCCGCGTAGGGTGTGTTGAATCCGACCGTTGCGACCTTCTGGTGTTCCGTGTGACCATCTGCCAACGCGTCGGTGTTCGGGTCGGCGTCCTCGGTATCCTCTGGCACGTCAACTGTGCGGACGAACTCGTCCCCGACGTGCAAGCTGTTGGATCCGCGTAGTGTGCCCTCTTCCAGTGGCGGCGTCGGTTCCTGCATGATCGAATCAGACTGTATCTGCATTCCTGCAGCACCAACGGCGGCGACTTGCGCCGCGTCAGCACGAACAGCGAACGCTTCCAGTCCGGGGGTTAGCGTGTTTATGACATCTTTCTCAGCCAAGTATCACCTCGACGAAAGGCTGTACGAATGCCGGTTCCTTCACCATCTTGATAATCGGCGACTTGATCTCGGATCCGCCGATCTCTACCGTGTCAACCTGTTTTACGGTGTCGCCACCGGGGAAATACACGGTTGCGGTGGACATCACGTCGTTTCCTTCGTTGTCGCGGACCATCTTCGACCGTTCGTCAACTACGCACGATACTGTGCGTGGTGTGTACGTCGGATCACCTGTGCGGTTCGTGCCTGATCCGGCAACGTTCACGATCACATCCTGACGCGGATACGCCTCAATCACTCTTCGGCACTCTCGACACGGATCAGACCGACCGCGAGACCTTCTCCGAACTTCACGCCGAGTTCGTCGTCCTCGTCAGAAGACAGCACGCACATAATCTGATCGTTGGTGAATCTATGCGAATGCCACTCGTACCACTTGCCCTCGTCGTCAGTGAAGAGCACGCCCGGCCCGATAATCAAATCCTCGCCGAACAGGGCATCCACGCGGTTCCTATATATTGTCTGCCAGTTTGTCGCGGCACTAGACTTGTGAATCAATTCCATGTATCAACCTCTAGTAATAAGATGATGCGTTTCACTGTGGTCCCCCTGTGGTTAATCTTTTGTATATCGTCGTCCACTCTGGGTCATTTGCGTCAGTAGTTTGGGCACTACCCCTGTACCCATCGTGACTATTTCCTGAGTCATCGGTGAGGACCTGGCCGGTTCCCGGCATGAATTTGTAGTAGCATGATACACTGTCAGGCAGTGTCCCGACCATCAACGCCTGTATCTGTGTTTGTGTCATGGCGAGAGGTGATGTCAACACCTGAGACATTTCACCGGTATAGTATGCGCCGCCAGCTGGCCTGTCGGCTCCAATCATCAGATATATATCTGCGGAGTTGTCGTATATCGTTGTGAATACGTCGTCTACTGATTTTGTTCCGGTTGCGTCTACTCCATCAATCCAGAGTGTCAATACACCAGCGTCCCAGGTAAAACCGACGTGGTGATATGCCCCATCGTTGAAATTCGATGAATAATTATACAGCTTATACGTGGCACCATTGGCAACATTAGTTACGCGCACCGTTCCGCCAGAAGAACTAGTCAGGAACTGATACGAGCGTTTATCAAATGCTGGGCCGAAATACCTGGATACGATGTTAGACGTTGCGTTCGCTGAGGATTTAACCCAGCAGAATACTGACATCTTGGTCATTGCCAGGTTTGCGTCACGAAACGCCGGGCATATCGCCATATCATCGCCATCAAATATCAACCCGTAGAAGCTATCCGCCACGCCACCCCCCGCGACGCCTCGCCCGAGGCCCATACCCAGGCCCAATCCCAGATTCACGCTGGTACCTCTGGAAGCATCTCCAGTATCTGGAGCACGCCATCGGCGGCCCCAACGCGGAGTGCAACAATCGACGATATCCCGGCGACGTGGAAGTCTTGCGGCGTGTCGGCGAGAATCTTGTAAGAGTTGGTGGCGGCGGCTGCCACGTCGAACCCAATGTAAGCGTCGATGTCGCACTGCAAGCGAACCTCGAACGCTCTACCGGTCAACGTTGCGGCGGTTGACGCGTCGGTCACCGCGTGGTTGATCAATGCCACTGACCGCGCGAATGCAGGGCTGTCGTCGTGCATCGGGATGGTTCCCGTGGACGCGACCAGATCGCCAGACTCGACGAAGGCGCGCAACTCGAACGAGTCGTTTGCCTGTTTCGTCGAATAGAACTTCCCGAGATCGACGGCAATACTCGGGAGGAATGTGATATACCGCGTTGTTTGCGGTAGCTTGACGGAGATGTTCGCCGTTGTGCCGTTCGTCAGTGCTACGGGTAGGCCAGACTGGATCGCGTCCAGGTATTGCACGTACGTCATACTGTGGTCCCCTCCAGCGCGTTACGCTGTGAAACAAAATCGGAATGGTTGTCGAACACCGCGTCCGGGTCGTTGCTCAGTTCCGCGAGTGCTTCGTACTGCCCGCGAGATTTCAGGATAGCATCATTCACCGGAACAAGGACGTGTTTGCAGTTCGGGTGGTACGGCGGGCGTTCAGTCAACGCCGGAAACACCGGGTCCGTTCCCGAGATAGAGAACACGCGCCCCGCGAACGGTGTGCATGGATCGATCCCGTGGACGTGGACCGACACCTGTATCAAGTCGTTGCCATATTCGAGGTTCGTGTCGATCGCGCCACCGGTCACCGCCTCGCGCGTGCGTGTGCGTGTCACTAGTTCCGCGTACTTGTCCGGGCGGTAGCTTCGCCCGTTCACGGACATAAACTTGCCGTCCTGTAGTTGAGTCTGCAACAGCTTGTGAAACTCGCTGCTCGTCGCGCGGCGCGTCTGCCCTTCGATCAGTCCGGCGGCGATAGAACGATTGATAGCTTCCTCGGCGACGAGTTGCTGTTGAGTCAGGCGGATATACGATCCGACACGCTTCGCGATGCTGTTGTTCGCCGCAAGAAGTTCAACTGACATCTGTTCGGTTACCACGTTGACGGCGGCGGTGTGTATTCGTGCGAACGGCGTCCGAGCTATGTCGTTGCCGAGGTTCGCGAGTGCGCCGCGTGTCGTGAGTGCGGCATTTGCGTAGTCGCCACGAATGAGGTTTGACGAGTGGTCTTTGACGGCTTTGTTCAGACGCCCACGAATGATCCGGACCTGACGCTGTAGTTCGGTCGCGCGAACCCTGCTCGACTCAGTGCCCGCCTTCGCAACGATACGGGTCAACCGCACGTCGGCACGCCGGTACGCGTCGTCGATAGCTGTCAGTGACGATTCCGCGAGATTTGCGGCTTCGATGTCGGTCATCCCGAACATTCGAGGCTTCGGCATCGGGTCCCCTACGGTTGGTACTGTATGGCATCGTCGTCGTACGACGTGTGCACATCCTTGGTACGTAGCGGTAGAATAACCGCCGACTTCTTCAGCGTCTTGCGGTCGTGCAGTGCGGCGTCCGCGTCCATCGAAATGTAAATACCGGGGCGCGGTTCGATGTACGTCTCCTGTATCAATCCTGCCGATTTGACTCCCATCGCGGAGGTTGAGGCGCGTTGGTCGCGCCCGCTGAGGTTCTGGAGGCGGAACAGTGCCTGTTCGCATTGTGCACCACACACATCGTCGTCGGTGCCCGCTGTTGGGACACCCGGCAATGAATACAACCCGGCCCGGTTCAAGTCGTTGAACGCGGTAACCAGCGCGGCCTCCTGTGCGTCGCTATCATCCCACGCATCGGAACCGAGACGGTAGACCATGTAGGCATCAGCTTCGACCAACGTGCACCACGTATTCGTTCCGGGTATCAGAGCCATAATTCTTTACCTATCGCGTAAAGAGAAAGACGGAGCCGAGCCGTGTGTGCACCCGGCCCCGTCGAACACGAGCGGACCAGCTCGCGGAGGAATCAGAAAGATCAGGCGATCGCCAGCGTGGTACCCTGCTTGGACTGGCCGAACGTCAAACCGTAGCTCATGAACGCGTAATTTGCCTGATTCCGGTTCGATGGATCGAAGAAGGCT